TTACAGTTTTTCACCTGCCAGCAGACAGAGTGCCTTTAATCCTGTTTCGCTCCAGTCATCCTGTGTGTCGGGATGCATTGCGGCCACATAGGCCAGCTCGGAACGCAGGAAACGAAGACCACTAGCCATGTGCTCTTTGCCATAAAAGCTGTGGGTTTCTTCATCCAGCCGGAAGAGAATCAGCAGTTGTTCATCGGGCTCGTGCTGAACATCAAAACCCAGCTCAGCGGCTGCGGCCTCTATTCGCTGGCTAGCATCAATATCAGCCGGCAGCTCTTTCCCGTTGTCATACCCCCATACCCATGCGGCGGCCTGCGCCCACGTCATTTCAGTCTGGTGTTCGCCAGCACCAGCAGAATTTTGTTTAGCCTGCGATGCGTCGACATCTACTTTATCGCCTGAAATTACTATTTCACCGCGGGCTATCCAGCCGTAAACAGTTTGCCGGCTGACGCCCATATGCCTAGCGTAGGCTGATTTACTTAATAGCATCGTGGTTTCCCTCCAGGCAGAAAAAAGCCGCCCTCAGGCGGCCTGCTTCTCTTCTGAATGTTTCTGCCGCTGGCTTCCTTTGAGCATCGCGCTGACATGTTCGCTTAACTGATCAATGCCGGTCATGCGTGGCTGTACTTCAGATGGATCGTCGCTCTTCCCGTAAACGAGATTGTTATACCAAGTTCTCACAGCAGTAATTTGTGTGACATCCTTCCTGATGGCCTCTACAAGTTCGTAAACCGAGCTGATTACATCACTGTTCTCTGCTGTGATACGGGAAAATGCCAAGTTTTTTAATTGATTAGTCTCTAGACCTGAACATATAGGATGTGCCCGAAGGATAGCTTTAGCCATCTCCTGATTCTTTCCATTATGCATAGACAACAACATTCTTTCACGACTCTGGCGATCCATATTGGCAAATGCCCGTCGCATTTCACTGTCACGCATAAATCCAAGGATATCATTTTCGTCAAGTGGCCTAACTGGTGCTAATCTATTTTGGAGATAAGATAAAATATTAACCGCCTGTGCACTTATAGCCGCAACGCCACGTGTGAATGCTTTTAAAGTATCAGGATTTTTTATTTCATTAGCTCTACGATTTTTAGCCTGCTCGTTTAGATCTGGATCATTTCGAATAGCTTCTAACAAATCTGCTTCTGCTTCTGCTTGCTGAGCAGTAACTCGTAAATTTGTTAGTTCATTTGCCATAGCGCGATAAAGACCTTCCAACTGGATGTTTGGGGCAATGACCTGACTTGTAAAACTCGATAGCTTGATAGCTTGTTTCCCAATTTTAATTTCGTAACTCATTTATTGCCCTCCATTCTTCTTAAACCTGCATCAAATACCTTGCGCGCAACAGCATGGATTGACGGCGCGATCCCCATGCCTGACTTCTGGCGCTCCCTCTCCTGGATGGTTTTCAGAGCCTGAATCTGCTCCCCGTTCAGCAGAACGGGCTTAACGTTAACCTTGCTCATAATGCCCCCTGTTATAGCGAACGTTAAAGTTCCATTAATCGCAACAATCAATTCATCAGTTGCGATTTATGAAACGATATTAATGAAATAGCAGGGGTCCACAACGTGAAAAGAGTGGATGCGTTTTAAAGAATTTGCCCTCAAGGTGTTCATGGTGTTCATAAAGGCGATAAATTACATACAAAACAATAAATTAACCTATGAACACCGGTCTACATACAGGGGTTACAAGTGTTCATGGTGTTCATATTTCTGTTTATTTTATGAGCACAGAGTTAAAGTGACCTATGAACACTATGAATACCCTATGAATACCTTACACAAAGGTGTTCATAGTCAATCTTATTGATTTAATTGAACTTTACCCAATCAATGAACACTATGAACACCTTTCGCCATATTTAGCTAAACATTCATCTTTTTTCCTCAGCTAACGGGTGCGCCTGCGGCAGCCAGTCCTCCGCACTCTCTGAAAGTTCGACGTTCGTCACCACGCCGCGGGTCTTTCTCTCTTTGCGGTACTCGTGATTAAACTCCCGCATGGCGCTTTCCATTCCCTCAGAGAATTTATTCAGCGTCAGCGGCTTCTCGAAACCGTTAGCCTCAAGAAACGTCAGATAAGCGTGATAGAGGTAAATGCGGGGGCGATGAGGCGGGTTACGGTTGCCCACCAGCATTCCCACGCAATCAGCCAGGCGCTCCAGATGCGCACAGAAGGCGTACAAGGGATCCGTTTTCTGCTTCACCTCTAGTGCTTCTTCGCTGTTCCGTTGCTCCAGCAGCAGCGCCCGCGCTTTTTCCGGGTCCGAAAAGGTTGCCAGCAGCCGACGAACAACCACCGGAATTTCAGCGGATATCTTTTCTGCCAGTTCGGGATCCTTATCCTCTTCGCTGACGCGCCGGTTAAACTGGAAAATTACGCGGCGCCGGGAAACGCCGCCGGCACGTTCGGTGAAAATCATCGGCGTGTTGTTCGTGGCCACAACCACCGCCCGCAGAACGGCGGTGTACTGGTGTTCGTGCTTCGGGTCTATCTCCACGGCATCCCCGCCGGTTATCGCTTTTATCCCGGTGCCCTCTCCTGAATATTTGGGCTGATCAGGAAGCGTTATCATGCTTTTCCCGACGAACTGCGCCCGCCCACGCGCGCTGTCGAGCGCCGCCATGTTCCCGCTGGCGGTGTTATGCGCGCCGGCCAGCATCGTGGCGATATGGGTAAAGACACTTTTCCCGCTGCCGCCCTCACCGGTTATCTCGAGGAACAGCTGCCAGTCGTACCGGTTCGCCAGCACCATAAAGAGCGCTGCAGCGATGCGCTGCATCTTAATTGCGTCTCTATCTGATGCGTAACTTAGCCATTTATGGAAGTTCGGCGCGTGGTCGCGGAGGTTTTCTCCCGGCACCGCCGGCGTGTAGGTCACGCCGTTATGGTTGGTCAGCCAGTTATCCTGGCTGTGTTCGGAGAAAACGCCGGTTTCCATATCGTAGACGCCGTTTGCAAAGGGGATCAGGCTGCGCCGCGGCTCCCCCATTACCGGGATAACGATTTTCAGGGCGTCGATAACGTTGTTGATCGCGCGCTTGCTGAAGTTAGTTTTGTTCTCGTTGTAGATAGCCACCATTTCGCGGCTCAGCTCGAGCAAAGACGTTTTCTCCCAGATGCCGGCACGGTAGACGTACACGCCTTCGCTGTTTTCATGGATCGCAATGCCGGTGTAACGCGCGGCCAGTATGAGCGCCTTTTCGTTATCAGCCAGGTCGCGAAGGTTTACATCCGTCAGCGGTTTGCCGATCACCATGCTTTTGCCGGCTTCCGCATCGGCTTTGAGGCGCGGCAGCTGTGGCGTCCAGTCCTCCAGAAGCTGATAACCTTCAGAGTAGAATTGCGCGCGCTCCACGCCGGCCACCGCCAGCTTTGTAGCGAGAATGGTTATCTGCCGTTCGGTCAGATGCCCGCCGCGGCAAACCCGGGCATAGAGCCGGCCATCATCCACAATGCGGATATTCTCCAGCTCCGCCAGCTGCTTTTTATCCAGCACAACCGGCGGCACCGTGTCGCCAATCGGGTTCATTTCCTGCCATGCTTTAGCGAACGTCCAGGCATCGGCGCCGGCAAAGATAATTGACTCCTCCATGAGATCCGCCGGCTGCTTTTTAAGGTTTGGTGCATTCTTCATTTTCTGTTCCCTCGCTCCCTGATGATTTCCCGCATAACCCGAATTCGTTCGATGCCCTGCACCTGCATAATCCGATCGATATCTCTTCCACCGGTGCCCGGCGCGGAAGAAACAAATTCAAATTCCCGCACCAGTCTTTCTGGCGTGCAAAAACACGGTGAGCTGTACCCCTCGCGGCAATATGTCACTCTGTCGAATCGGTAACTTTCGATAATTACGATGTTGCCCCGACTGTCATTCCATTTATCGCCCGGCCTGATTTCAGGGTGAGCGCGGCCACCAGCAGCTAAGCCGGAATTTTTAATCGTCATATTTTTTACCTCACGCCGCTGGCGGGATTACCTGATAACCAATTTTCCTCAGAAAGCGCGCAGCACTCTCCACCGTAAAAATGATCTCGTCGTCCAGAAGGGGGCGCATCGACTGCAACCCGTTCGACGTGTCCACCAGATAGCGACCACCGGCCGGGAAACTGAATACGTTTTTGCCGTCGGCCCGGCGAACCAGATCGTAAACAGGAGTCATAATTTCCCCTCCCCGTCCTTTAATAACTGGCTGGTAAAACAAAGTCGCACGCTATTTAATTGCGCAGAGATGTGATCGGCGAAAGCACCGAGACAGCAAATTGGGATAACCGTTGTCATACAGATACCTCCATGGCCAGACGGGATTGAATGGCGGAGGCCTTACTGCCTAACTGGAGGTAAGTTCGGGTGATTGCCGGGTTACTGTGCCCGAGCATTTCAGAGGCGACCAGTAAGCCCTGTTCGCCGCCGGCGGACATGAGATTAAAGGCGGCAATTTTGCGGCTGGAGTAGGCACTCAGGCGCAGACGCGTGTTTACTACGCGGGTAAACCACACCATTACGTTGTGCAGTTTCTTCCAGATTGTCTGGCGGCTCACGCTACCTTCCAGAGACTGGCAACGATTACTTTCAATCTGGCTGCGGGAAAATACCAGGTCGTCACCGATAAGATTGCGCTCCATGCGTTCGCGCAGTCGTTTGATGATGCCCGGCGGCAGCTGTTTGGTGTCGTGCTTCACTTCAGCCTTTGCCACCAGCTCAAACACGATCGCCTGTTCTTCTTCCGTCATGCCGGCGGCCAGTTCGTCGCAGCTCACGCTATCCCAGTGCATGTACCCAATGTGATCGCCAGCAAGCCGGGCAGCGTCCTTGCGCTGCTGGCGAACAATCTCGATCCCCTTACGGGTCGCTCTGGCTTCCGCTGCTTTGGTCTGCTTCGCTACAATGATTGTGGCAATGCCGGTTTCCCAGTTGATGCAGGAGTAACGGAAGTTGCACACGTCGCTGGTACGCCAGCCGGTAACGGTCGCAATATCCCACCAGAGTAAAACCCAGTCCGGCTGAGTCTGCTGGATGCGTTCACGTAGTTTGCGCTGCTCTTCCCGTTCGTAAACAGGGGTCATGGTGCGGGTGCCCTTCGTGGTAGTGGCTTTTACCACGTTACCGCGCAGCTCGCGTGCTTTTGCTGTCAGGGTCTGGAGGTTAAACATGCTGTACCTCCTTAAGACGAAAACGACACGCCAGAATACAGACACATCCTGCAGGCGTTTTTTCGCGTGCTTCGTGTTCGGTGGAAGCAGTAACGTTAACGATCTGATTTGTGAATTCACCCAGGGTGAGAAAACGCCATGTAAATTCAGGGCGTGTTTGGGTAGACTTAGTGCAAGCCATAATGTTAGTACCTCTAACGTTGTGGTCAGACGCCCTGAAAGTGTTCCCGCACTTCGGGGCGTTGTTTTTTTTAACTTCTGTGTGTAATGTGTCATCACACATAAACACATTACATCGGGTGTAATTAACGTGTCAACACACAAAAACGAGAGACGTGGTAATCCTCCATTCCAATTTCGGCTGGATCCAGAACTGCGAGAAATGATGGAACGGGCACAACAGCAAGATGGTGATGAGTCACTAGCTGCGTGGCTGAAGAGGATCGTTCGCAAAGAACTCCAACAGCGTGGAATTGCACCTAAAGAGTAAATAATGAAAAAAATCCTGCTTGGTCTTATCGTCTTATTAATAGCAGTATTCACACTCAAATCATGCCTCAGCAGTGAGAGCGCTTGCGGAAGTAACGAAAAAGACGTACTGAAGCAAAGTTGCGAAAAATTACTTAACAAAAATTGATTATCGCAGGGGGCGACGGAGAGAGCCTCGCCCTTGCTACGGGGAATAATTAATTGGCTGCTTTCGGTGCGAGCGAAGCCCTGCCCCAGATGGGCATAAATGTTCTTCATGGCATTAACCTTTTTGAATTGTTTAGTGAGCTGTCGCGACAAACTTATTCTGCGAGATCCGAAGTGCAAACTCTCGCAAATTATCTCTGCTCACGGAATCTCAGTTCGTTTGGCTGCGTGACGATTCAATGCGCTCACTAATCCATTCATCAATTTCGCTTTCAATGAAAGCGATTGCTCGAGAACCAATCTTTATGGATGAGGGGAAACGTTGCTCAGCCATGAGTCGATAGATCCAAGCCTTGCTATAGCCGGTTCTGCGCTGAACTTCAGGTAAGCGGATAAGGGATTGGGACATATATACCTCTCGAAGTCTAATGTGGTCTACGAGGTATATTTCAGCAAAAACATGCAGGTAGTTGTGGAAGTCACGGTAAATCAGTTGGAAGCAGCGCCTCCACTGAAATAGAAGTACGGCCAGAAGTTTTAGAACCTGAGGATCGTCTTTTTGGAAATCCTTACGAGCTATTTGGAAGCGTATGTGTTCAGAGCTTCATTAATTAGCATAGTCAATGCCTTATCTGTCACATCGATGCCATCGCCATGCTCCAATATGCTTCTTGAAGCACTTCTAGCAACTTCGGATTTGTTCAAATTTTTACCGCGAACATATTTGCCACCTGATTTTTCAAGCGCAATAGCCATTCCAGCGATCAGTTTTAACGCTGTATCTTTACCAGCAAACTCGCCCCACACGCTTCGTAAAGGCTGGTACTTTTCGCTAGAGCTATCTGGATCACATCCAAACCAACTATCTGTAGCTGATATTTCTTTTACAGCCCAAGGCCAAATATCATTGGAATAAAAATCAGCTCCAGTGATATCTCCGCCAGGTGAGTTAGACCATGTTCTCTTGGGATGTAGTTCTTCTGCGTTTACAGCACTCAAAATTATCCTCAAGTAACTGGAAGCAATGTTGTAGATCTCAGGAGGGAATTTAGCTTTCAACTCATCTAAGCGTGAACAACTGTACACGCCAGCCATAGCCATTGCAGCCTGCTCAGCAGTGACCACACGTTGTCGGCGAAGATGATGGGGCATGTTGAGGATGTTTTCTCGCATAAAAGCTTCCTGCTAACGATAGTCTACAGAAGTCTACTACTGTCAATTAGTACTGTCTATACATACAGTTAAGCGCTTTTCCCAAACCTTCCATGCACTACATTTTCGCCGTTTTCCAACGCTTCCATATAGTCGGCATACCACTGAAGCATTTCACGCCGGCCTTCTATGTACTGAGCGTGGTTGTACGTTCCTCGAATAGAGTTTTTGTCGACGTGTGCTAGCTGCGTTTCTATCCACGCGGTGTTGTAGCCCTGTTCGTGCAGGATGGTACTCATGGTGTGCCGGAAACCGTGCCCGGTGACTTTTCCGTCATAGCCAATCCGCTTAAAGACCTGGTTTATGCTGGCTTCACTCATTGTTTTTCGCGGATCGTTGCGGCCAGGGAACATAAGCGGGTAATTGCCTGTTAGCTCCTGGAGCTGGCCAATAAGCGTAAGAGCTTGCCTGGACAATGGCACCACATGAGGGCGACGCATTTTCATGCGTGAGGCTGGTATTTCCCAGACCGCCTTACTGATATTGATTTCATCCCAAAATGCCCCGCGGAGTTCGCCGGTACGCAAGCCGGTGATAATCAGCAGACGAGCGGCCAAAACTACTAACGCGCTTCCTGGATATCCTGACAACGCCTTGAAGAAATCAGGCAATTCTTTGGGTGTGAGGAAAGGATAATGATTGGACTCATGCCCTTGCATGGCGCTGGTGAGATCCGGAGCGGGGTTATACTCAGCACGGCCGGTGACTATTGCGTAACGGAAAACTTCCCCGCAGCGCTGCCTAACTTTTTTGGCCTTTTCTGTAGCGCCGCGCCCCTCAATGCGCCGCAGCACATTCAACAGTTCAAGCGGTTTGATATCGGCTATTGGTTTTTTGCCAATGTAAGGGAACACATCTTTGTTGAAAGCCTCCAGGATGTCTGAAGCATAACCAGCAGACCATTTTTTTAGTTTGCTACTGTGCCACTCAAGGGCAATATCTTTGAAGGTGTTGTTTAACTGCGTTTCACGGGCGATCTTCTCTTCCCGTTTCGCTTCCATAGGATCGATACCCCCAGCGATACCCCTTTTGGCTTCTTCACGTTTTGCCCGAGCATCGGCCAACGTGACTTCAGGATACACACCCAGCGCTAACAGCTTCTCTTTGCCGGCTACACGATACTTGAGCCGCCAGTATTTGCCGCCATTAGCTTTAATCAGAAGATACAAACCACCACCATCAGCCAGCTTGTAAGGCTTATCTTTAGGTTTGGCGGTGTCCACCTGCCGGGCGTTTAGTTTCAC